GTCCGCAGCTGGCGTGCGAATGTAAAGACAAACTAAGCATGTAGTACCGAGGATGTAGAAATTTCGGACGCGGGTTCAACTCCCGCCAGCTCCACCAAATAAAACAAGGGGTTACGTGAAAACGTAACCCCTTGTTCTTTTCCGATGGCGGCAAAATGGCGACAGGCTTTTGGACTGGCGACAAAAAACCCGCTTTCAAAGCGGGTTCTTTTTAAAAATTCATGTGCCCTTGTCCATTTTTTCCCGGATGTGGGGGCGCAGAAGAAATCACATTAGGCTTAATGATATGCCTAACAAGTGTTTCATGCGTGACAAAAGTACAACCGCAGTTGATGTTTTGGCACTGGTTGTAACGTTCTTTGGTAGTTGCTGAAACCTGAAAGCTGCTTCTTGTATGGGCTGCCTGGCCGCACTCTGGACAATTCATCATTTCGGTTATCCCACCACTTTTGCCAAAATCACAATAATGATACATCATTATTCAATTTTGAGAACCATTTACTCCATTTCGAGATCATCAATCTTAACTTCAAGCTCCAGAGTCGTAGTGAAACCATTATCTGCACTGACATTATGCGTCAGCGTGGTAATGGTCCATTCGGCATCATCAATGGGCTGTTTAAAGCCGCTCACCTTCACCGGCATTTCGGTATACAGATCAGCCCTTCCCTCTGCGAGCTGCAGGGAGAATGTTGCAACCCCGCGCTGCAGGCGCTCCCACTGCATCTTTGCCGCTCGCTCTGCATTACTGCGATTTGCATAAGTTCTGTTGAGTACTAGCACGTTTTCATCCGTTCCAACCAGGTAATCTCCCTGTTTTGCTTCCGGCTCCTTTGCCGCGGTGGTTTTCTTTCGACGGCGCTTAACCTTTGCCGTCTCTTTTTTCTTTGGCTCACGGGTATGGAGCCAGCTGGCAATCACCCCCGTATAAGCATCGCGATCGGCCAAGGTAAAACGATGACCGTCACCGGCCTGGCGGGTTATGGTGATAACCGGCAGCGGCTTAACGCTTGCCGTTCTGCCCTGCCCCTGGCGGATAAACAACAGATATCCGTCCTTAACTGAGGCTATCGCCCCATACTGTCGCGCCAGCTTCATCAGGAAACTCGCATCGCTCTCGTTGGTCTGGTCAAGATGATCCACAGGCTTGTCCATCAGGTCCTGCCCCAGCGCCATTTTTAATTTATGCCTAGCCGCGATTTCCTTCACGACTTCGCCCACCGTTATCTGGTGCCAGGACTTTTCACGCCGCGTGTTCAGGGTTTCACGGAAATCTGCACTACGCGCGCGAATTGTGAGACGGTCAGGCGCGCCGCTGTGCTCAATCTCATCGACAGTAAAGGCCCCTTTCGGAAAAAGCGGCTGACCTTTCCACCCCAGCGCAAACTGAATTATGGCCCCCCGACGCGGCAGAACGATTTGCCCGTCCGAGTCGTCCAGTTCCAGATCAAGCTGGTCCGCTTCAAAGCCCCGGTTATCCGTCAGCGTCAGACTCATCAGGCGCGCATCCAGCACGGTAGTCACATCTTTACCTTCAATGGTGATGCTGAAACCGGGGGTTTTGCTGTTCAGGTTCAGGAGATCAGAGCTGAAATTCACTGCAGTAACCCCCCAACCGTATTTTTCATACTGCCTATCGCAGAGGTGGCGGAGTCCTGCAAATTACTGAGCTGATCGCTGAGGCTGCCAAACATATCAGACAGCGATTCATCCACCCTTTTCAGGCTCAGCGAAAATTCGATGCGCCGGGGCATACCGCTCTCAAAAAATTCTGTTTTTGTCTGGCTCAGACTCTCGATCACAAACATGCCGTAAATCGTCCCGCTCCCCTCAATCAGAGGCCAGGCTTTCCCCAGCTCCGCCATCTGCTCCAGCGCCAGCAAAGACAGCCTGCCGCCGGTTATCTCCGGCAGCAGGACGCCGGACAGAGTAAGCGAATCGTTATCCGGCCCAAGAAACTGCGTTGACGGGCGCTGGTTAACCCGGCTGTTTGCTGCGTGCCGCCAGCTGCGCTGATACTGCAGCTCCTGATAGGGCACGGTTCGCAGCATGAATACGTACAACCCCAGCACCATCATCATTATTCGTAACCCCCTCGATCACTGAAATTACTGCGTGTTTTTGCCCTAGCCCTGCGCTCTCGCTCATCAAGCTGCCGGGCCACCTCGCGGGCGATATCCTGTGCGCTTTGCCCTGGCTGGGCGACAATATGAATTGGCGCGCTTATCTCGTACTTAATTACCTGCGGCTGTCTCTCTGCCTTTGCTGACGGTGCCGGTTGCGTCCTGACAGGTACACTGTACGGATGAAGTGGTGCGGCATCTGCCGGGGCAGCCGCCAGGCCCATTACCCCAGCGACCACGGAAGCGAACACCTTCTGGCGCATAGCCATCGGGTCAGCCCTGTTATCCGTGATTTCCGCAAGGGCCGGTGCTGGCATGACAGCCGCAGCGATATCAGCCAGCTCCGCAGCACGATCCCGACCAGGACGATTTACCGGGGCGTTAACAATCTCAGGAGGCAGTATTAACCTGCTTTCAGGCCGTTGCTCCGGGCTGGCTGTTACATCACGAACGGGGCTTACTGTTGCCGCCAGTTTCACCAGTTCAGTAGTGCGATTGCTTACCGGAAGATTTGCCGGACCGTTCACACTATCAGGCGGCAGAACTATCCCGCGTTCAGGACGTTGTTTAGCGCTGGCCGGTTCCGTCCGGGAAGGATTGAGCGTTGCCGCCACCCTCGCCAGATCAGCAGTCCGTTTCCTGCCGGTGACATTGGCGGGCCCGTTTACGATCTCTGGGCCATTCTCACCCACGATGCCGAACTGGCCGCGCGGAATGGTACCGCCGCTGTCGTACATGCCAGCAAAACCCATCGGCGGGAATCCGCCAGGCGGCAGCACCACTTTACCGTCTGTGTTTACCGTGGCTGGTTGCTGCCGCGTGACCTGCTCAGGAAGCTTCGCTTTGGCCGCTTCCTTGCTGACAATGCCAAGTTTTTCAAGCAGCCAGGACACGCCCGATTTAAGCGAATCCAGCGGGTGCATGACCATGTTCAGCCCTGCCGCCAGCGCCTCCCCAAACTGCCGCCCCATCGACGCCGCGCTTTGCAGCTCTGCAGAGGTGGATTTAACCGGCGTCAGCAGATCAGTAAACCAGCCCCACAATGCCTGGACCTTGTCACCTATCCACTGGAAAACAGGCTGCAGTGGCTCAAACGCCGCACTGACAGGCGCAGCTGCAGCTTTGAATCCTTCAACCACTCCGCCTAAAAATGTGCTTATCGGCTGCCAGTATTTCCAGACAACCAGCGCCACGCCAGCCAGCGCCGCCACAACGAGCCCTATCGGACTAAGCAGGGCGCCCAGCAATCCACAAATCCCGTACAGCGCAACGCGAAGGAGGGCCAGCGGGCCGGACGCCAGAAAAAGCAGCACGCCACCCGCTGCGGATAATCCCCCGCGCAACGCGGCCAGCGGATTCATTACCATGCCGATAATGTTGCGAATACCAGACATTCCGCCGCGAAGGACAGCAAGCGGCGCACCGGCCAGCGCTTTCAGCGCATTGCCAGCCAGCCCGGCAGAACGGCGCAGGGAGTTAAGGGGAGACGCCAGCAATCCGGCGCTGCTGCCGGATGCAGCCAGGCCACGGCGCAACAGGGAAAGCGGCGCATTTGCCAGCCAGGACAGCGCGCCGCCGGTGCGGGTCACTGCAGACATAACGGAGGGGAGTGTTTTTACACCCAACACGGACAGGCCAAAACGGATCACCGCCAGCGGCCCCAGCACGGCAGCCACGGCCACCGCCAGCGTGCCGAGCACAACGGTGATCGCAGCTGTGGCTGCAGCCACTTTCATCAGCGTACCCGCCAGCTGCGGGTTAGCCTCAACCCATCGACGCAGTGCCCCGGTAACGCTTTTGACGTACCCCATGATATCCATCAGCGGCTGGCGCAGGGTTTCACCCAGGCTACTGAAAGCGTTCTGCGCGCCCGTTTTAACAAGCAACCACTGCGCGGAAAGTGAATCCTTATTGATATCGGATTCTTTCTGCATGGAGCCGTTAGCCTCAGTGCCTGAGGTGAGTTTCAGCTGTCGCTGCAGCTCCGGCAGGTTGTTTGCAAGCTTCGCCGCATCGTCGCCAAACTCCTTACCAAATATCATCGTCATGGCGGACAGGCGCTTGTCCTGCGGCAGTTTGTTGACCTTCTCCAGCACACGCTGAATGGTCCCCATTGCGTCCTTTGTCATCTGCTTTTCAATCTCTTCTGGATTGAGTTTCAGCAGATCCATACCTTCCATGAACCGCTTGCTCTGCATGGTTGCAATCGACAGTTCGCGCACCATCGCATTTGATGCGCTGGCGGCAATTTCAGGCGCGGCGCCCAGAGACAGGAAGGTGGAACCCAGCGCGGCCGCCTTGCGGAAATCAAGCCGGTCAGCCACGCCGCCCATGCGCTGCAGCACATTGATGATATCGCCGCCCTTAGACATGGCGTTATCGTCCAGGTAGTTCAGGGCATCGCCAAGCTGTTCAATATTGCGGGTCGGCACTTTATAGAGCTGCGCGATTTTCCCCAGCCCCTCCGCCAGCTCATCAGCGGGCAGCTCGAATGCCGTTGCGGCCTTTGCTGCAGTGGATGCAAAGGCCAGCAGGTCACGCTTCTGGTGTTCGTAAGAATCGTTCTGGTTTGTCACGCCCATGCGGGCGCCACCTTCAACCAGCGCGGCATAGTCGATGGCGCCATTCTCCATCGGCAGCTGTTCACTGGCGGCCTTGATGGCATCCTGCATGTCATAAAACTGTCTTGTGCGGTTGCCGTTGTCGTCCCGCAGCCCGTTAACCTGCTTTGCCACGCCTTTCATCGCATCTTCCATGCTGGCATAGCTTTTAACGGCAGCCATCACCGGCGCGCCCATCGCCAGCCCGGCGGCAGTAGTCGTTGCTCCGGCGCCCGCAATACGATCCCGCACCTCAAGGCGCCGCGAATACTGATCGCGGACGGCGTTCATACGGGCCTGCTGCTCGCCTAGGCGTTTAAGGGATTTCTGCTGTCGGTCCAGCGCCTGCCGGGTTTCGTCGGCATTCTGCCGCAGCTCCCGCTGCGCACTGCTCAGCTTTTTGGTGTCCAGCCCGGCCTCATTGAGCGCAAGACGCTGACGCTGCACCGACTGACGCAGGCCGTTGTATTTGCTCTGCAGCTCGTTAACGCGGTTTTTTGCCTGCTCCAGCAGACGCGCCTGCGCCGCCGTCGGCCGGTTTGTGGCCGAGAACTGCGTGGCAAGTTTCGCCGCTTCTTCGCGTGCGGCTTTAAGACTGTTGCCGGTGACGGCCAGCTGCGCGCTTGCCTTGCGGAAACCGTCAATACGGCCCGCCTGGGCGTCCAGTTCTTTTAATCTTGCGCGGCTTTGCTGAATGGCGGTAGCCAGCTCTTTAGAGCTGGCCTGCGCTGATCGGAATGGGCGGGTGAGCTTATCAACCGCATTTAGAATTACCTGCAAACGCAGGTTAGTGTCACTCATCGCTGGCCCCGCTTCTCTGAATCGCTTTATGCCGCCACTCCAGCACTTCGGTCAGCGGCATAACGTCAGTGACGGACGGCGGCCAGTGAAAAATGGTGGCGATATCAGCCACCAGGTCTTCTACCGTCAGGCTGTTGGCAAACCGGCAAGCACCGATTTCTTCAACAAAAAAGTGACCACCTCAACCGACAGCGCGGTGAGATCGGCGGGGTCCATTTCAGCCATTTCCTGAGCGGTCAGCGCGGGCGTGGAGATGCGGGGAATAATCGTCATCATCGCGCCGACGTCCATATCCATGATCGCCTGCAGACGGGTGCCACGCAGCGCGCCGGACTGCGGCTTGCGCAGCACAATTTCGGCAATTTCGGTTTTACCGCGTTTGATTGGGGTGTCCAGCTGTACGGTTTTTTCAGTCAGTTGTTCGCTCATCGTCATTTCCTGTTAATAAGGTACTGGCGCGGCTGCCCGCGCCTTTAAAGTAGATCAGAGGCCCAGGGCGTTGCGGTGTTCTTCCATCAGGTCCACGCCATCAACGATTTCAATCATGTTGATCACATCAACCTCATAGAGCACCTCGCCGTTAATGGTCAGCTTCGCGTAGCTGTTGGTGCTGCTGACTTTTGTGGTGTTGCTCTCGCCGGTTTTCCATTCGCCGGAATCGACTTCTTTATGTCGCCCGCGCACAACCAGCTCAACGGCCTGCACTTCGCCAGTATCGTCACGCTGAATGGAGCCGGTGAAACGCAGCTGGATGCCGTCAACGGTGGCTTTACCCATCTGCTTGAATAACAGCAATTCGGTGCCACCGATTGAAAATTCCGTATCCAGCGCGCCATCATCCAGCCCCAGATCAACATCCGCAGAACCGGGCATACCGCCGCCGCGATACTTTTCAAACTTGCGGCCGAATTTTGGCAGGGTCAGAGACTCAACGATCCCCTGATAGTTATTCCCGTCGTTAAACAGGTTCAGGTGTTTTAACTTGCGTGGTAAAGCCATATTGTCCCCTTACGCGCTGACCTGGCTGGAGAAATCCAGCAGATACTGATCGGTGATGCGCTGGCGCAGCATCAGGTTCTCCAGAGGTGGTACCGGCGTATAGTCGTAATCGATTGTGAGCTTCCCGGCTTTCAGGGAATCTTTATCGTTTACGGACTCATCCAGCCAGCAGTCGGCGCCGATGATGTAGCCCTGCGTTTTCAGGTTGCGCAGTTTGGCGCGAATACCTTCGATAATGTCGCGGGCCAGTGACGGGTTAAGCACGCCATCCACCGCCCACATGTGCGCTTCGGCGATGGTGTCAGCCAGAACCTGCGCGGTGCGGGTATAGTTTTCAAAGGCAAACAGAGGATCGTCACTGAGGCAGCGGGAGCCCCAGAAGCGGAAACCGTCTTTGCGGATCAGCGTGGTGACATCGTTCTGGTTCAGCAGCCCCGCATCGGTTGCAGGGTCCTGCAAATCCCAGAACACATCGGCAGAAATGCCGGTGACGCCATTCACGCCCACGTTGGACAGGGATTTGTGCCAGCCGGTCTGCTCGTCAATTTTGGCACGCAGGCCAAGCGCACGGGCTGAGGCGTAAGCCGTCGCGTCTGCATTCAGCACGGTGTCAAAACTGATGAAATCAGGCCAGATCAGCATCCCCTCGCGCTGGCTGAAATTAGCGCGGTAGGCAATAGCTTCCTCTACCGTTTTGCAGCCGTAGGCTGACAGATAGGCGAACCCGCGCAGACTCTGCGCCACGCTCAGCAGCTCAGTGGCAACTGCCTGCGTGTCGTGCCCCGGCACGCCAAGAATGCGCGGCTTAACGCCGAGCTGGGACTGCGCAGATAACAGCGCTTTCATCCCCGTTTTTTTACCGTCGACTGTCAAACCGCCGATAATGTTGGAGGTTGTTTCCGCTTCGGTTTCACCCTGTGCAACGCGCACAACGACGGTCACGGGTTTAGCCTGGTCGGCAATTGCATCCAGCGAGCGGGCCAGCGTACCGGACTCGCCTGCTTTACCGCTGGCGGTCAGCACGTCGGTAAGCAGGACCGGTTTATTGAGGGGGAACACGGACGCATCTGCATCATCGCCGGTACAGACCATACCGACAATTGCCGTGCTTACTGTTGAAATAGGGCGGGTGCCATCGTTGACCTCAACGACACGCACACCGTGGTGATAATCCTGAGCCATACGGCTAACCCTCCGGTGTTTAGGTTTCGCCCTATGGTGAAGTGAATCAACTTTGTAGACAGCTTCGCTGCATTGTTCTGTTATCCATACAATGCCGCAGGGAATTTCCGGTAGAGTGTAGACATACCCACATCAAAAATTAATGCGACACGTTGCCGCGACTCTCCTGCTTCCAGCAGTCTCCCCGCCTGCGCCCATTGTTCCGCTGTGAGTTTTGGTCGCCTGCCGCCGATACGCCCTTGCTGCCTGGCCGCTGCTAATCCGGCTCGGGTGCGCTCAACGATTAGCTCACGTTCCATTTCAGCAAGGGCTCCCATAACATGGAAAAAGAAACGCCCCATAGGAGTTGATGTGTCAATGCTATCGGTCAGGCTGCGGAAATTTATCTCTCTCCCGCGCAGGTCTTCGATTAGCGTAACAAGATGTCGCATGCTCCTGCCTAATCTATCCAGCTTCCAGACTACCAGCGTGTCACCTTCTGAGAGTGTGCGCAGGACCTTTTTTAGTCCTGGCCGATCTGAGGTTTTTCCGCTCATTTTGTCCTCAAATATCAGCTCACATCCTGCGCACTCAAGCGCATTTCGTTGTAAAGCTGTGTTTTGGTCATTTGTTGACACCCTCACGTAACCGATTTGCATGATTTTTCGCCCATAAAAAAGTGGTGAATGATGCCACCATTTTATCGAGCATGGTCATTTCTGACTGTACTGCAGAGAATGGCCAACACGGACAATCATGACCGTGGTGGATAAAAAACCTTTGTTTGGGGGAAGCGGCTAAACGAGGGGTCGGCAATGGTGAAAACCAACTTCCTGACATGAGCAATTTTGCCGGTTCTTTAAGTTTCAATGGTTATCAAAAATTGCCGACTGGACTGATCATCCAATGGGGGGCTTAACGTTAACAGCACATCTGGGGATATAGGAATCACTGACATAACTTTCCTGATTGCGTTTCCTGCCGCATTCAGACATCTCAGTGCTTTAATGTCTACAAACGATCTATCCATGCGTTTCACTGGATTCGATATTGCCAATACGACTACGACTAAGACCAGATTTGCTGATGTTACTCCTACCTCGAACTCAATTTACTGGATGGCTATAGGGTATTAAACGCTCATTTAAAGGTGGCTGAAAAGTATGCTTAGAAAAGGGGGGGGGCTTGAATGAATTCTGATGCAAAAGTAATAGAGAACTGATTTTATTAATATACAATTACTAGGCAGGAAATGAACGTAGATAATAAACACCTTGATTCCAAAGTGTTTATTTATTAGCAATTCCAGTGCAAATGTTTCTTATGAGAAAAAATCACCAATCCCTGAGTACTGCGAACTTATATAGTCAAATAAGTTGTACAATGCAGCCGTGTCAGAATTACTTTGCCAAGATATTTGACCGTACTTTATCATTGTCAATCTAATCTTTTCAATATTATAGAAACTATCATGCTCACCATAGTATTCAGGAATTCTATAACGGTATATATAAAGAGCAGAACCATTACTTGAATGAGACGATTGATAGCATGAAGTTAATGTTATCTCACTATTTTCATATATAATTCTAGGTATATCATAAGATAATGACCACGTAATATCACCATCAATGGATCTTTTGAATACTTCATTTATAAATGAAATTTCATCAAAACTCATTTGCATTTCCTTTATACCTTTTGAGCACTCATCGATTGTACATTTCTAAGCGCTTCATGAAGAACCGCAAGGCTATTGTAGTAAGACCATATGGAATCATATGTCAGATAATCTTTTATGTTACGATTACCTTGTAAATTTAATGTATCTGATTTGAATTTTTCGACGTATACATATATGCTTTTATCAGTATCTTCTTTTTTGCATACTGTTATATACCCATTGCATTCCGTTATTAAACTCCAAAATTCATGCCTCAGATTCCCATCATCTTTTGTTAGAGTGTCCTTTTTTATGTCTTTTATTTTTACAGTGAATTTTTCATACGATTTCTTTATGTTTGTGGTGAGGTATTCACCACCAATTTTTTTATTGTACATCTTTGACAGGCTGGATGTTTGATAAAGCACGAAAAAAGTAAAGAAAGTGCCAATAAATGTCGCCAAAATACCTAAGTTAACAACCCATTCAGGCCATGTGGAATTCATTCTGATATTTTCCGTTTTTTAATGATGTTAACGTACTTCATAGTTCAGTGAGTATATTAAGTACAGAGTTTTTTTTCAATGGTGTCATGAACCTGAAAGCGCAAAAGTTCATCAAGACTGCGTCAGCCACCAAAGTGACCATGGTAGCGGTCACACAACACTAGCAGAACTACGACGAGATTTTGCGCCCAGCTTAAGATACTAGCGGCCAGACACTTGAGTTAATCGCTTGCGTTCAACAATTCCACACGAGGCTGTACACAATGTTTAATCTGATAACTGCATAACTGACGTTGGTCGGGTTCACACATTAGCCTTACCAGAGGAATACTAACAGTGTACACGCCGCAGAATTTTAAAGAACCATTAACTGAGCCCCCTCATTGGGGCTCCTGGCCCTCAAGTTTCAGTACTTCTTAGTCACTGATATCCATAGTCAATTTTTGCAATCCTCTCGTAATTGGTTGAAGCCGATAAGGCAAAGTTTTTTTTATAAAACCTTCGTTTGGGAGAAGCGGCAAAA